CATTCACATACCTGGCAATCGTCGCAATCTGATCCGCGTCCCAATCGGTTGATGTGGTAGACCATCCGAGATATGCGGCAACTTCAACCCGCAAATCCGGCCAGCCGATAGACAACCCTGGTTGAGCCATGGGTCACTCCTTACTTGCGAGAAGCCTTCTTGGTGGTCTTCTTGGTGATTTTCTCTTCGGCGTCATTCACCGACACAGGCTCTTTCTTGTTCTCAGGAGGATTCTTGATGACGATTTGCGCGATTGAAGCAGTCGGAGCGGAACCTCCACCGAGAGCAGCAATCACGTTCTCAAGCATCGTGACTTCCTTCTCAACCTGTTCGGGGATCTTCTCGCCGTACACCTTCTTGAGAGCGTTTTGCGTATTCTTGTGCATGATCCTCTTCCCTTCCGTGAAGATGCCCCGGCCCTCCGAAGAAGGCCGGGGATCATCATTCTTTCAACTACGCCTTGTCGGCTGTGGTCTTGTTCAGGAGATACCAGTCTGTGCCGAACCACTCCAGAATCGCATCTTCTGCATCTGCGTTGAAGGTGAGCGTTGCAAGAGCGGTGGAGTTGTCCTCCTGGATGCCCGATGTGACGGTGAGAACCACATTGTTCGTGGTCATCGTACCCTCACATTCGAACACCTTGCGCTCGCCAACCACGTTGCCATCGGCCAGGGTCGCCGTGCCGTCAGCCGAGGCAATAGTGGCTGCGGAAAGGCGAGTGACACCGCCAACCATGAAGGTGTTCGCACCGGTTGTCGGCGTGATGATCTCCACCAAGCCGCTTTCCGGCCCGTCTTCGAGCTTGGCCAGCACCAAGCCGCCGTCCGCGTCGGTCTGCATGGTAACGGCAGTACCGCGCCCTGGCAGGCCTGCGGTGGTCCACTTGCCGGCATTGGTGCCACCGGCCTGACAGGTCAGACGGGTGTTGCTGGCGAGGACCGACGCCACGGTGGTAAGGATCTTCACGCAGGAGCCAGGCTCCGCGATCTCAACCCACTGCCCACCGGTCTTGGCCGGGTAGCTCTTGAGGACAACGCCGGCGAAGAAGTTGTTGTTGGCGTTGCTCGGGAGCTCCACGCGCACATCGCGCAACTGACACGCATCGGTCGCCGTCTCACTGGTCGCCGTGCTGTAGTAGTCGCGCTCATAGCAAAGGCCCATGCCCTTGCTCAGCGCTGTCGAACCAGTGAATTTCACGGTTCGCTTGATCAACTTGCCCTGGTTGTAACCAACGAATGGGCTGCTCATGTTTCTCTCCTTTCTCTTGTCAGGTCGTTAAGCCTGATCTCAGGTGTCCTTGTGGATGACGCCACAACGGCGGCGGTTCGTGCAGACCCACTGGTAGCTCAGGTCCAGGAACATGCCGATGGTGTTGTGCCGGCCTGCGATGGGGCCAGGGCCAGTCTCGCGCCAGTAATCGCCCTTCAGGTAGTGGGCCTTGAACACATCGAGGTCGATCAGATAGATCGGATCGTTCGCGTCTGCGTCGAGGTACGCCACATACTCAAAATTCCGGCGATTGAACGCGGGGTTTCCAACCGGGTCCAGATCGAACCCGACGTTATCGTTCTGCTGTTTCGCGACCTTCTTTGCAGCGAGCCAAATGTCCTGGTTCGTGTACATCTTGACGTTGCCAAGCTTCTGGTTGTTGGGAACGTCCTTCGCATGGCCACCGGGAGCCTGGTAGTTCATGTTCAGGAACGCGGCCTGAAGCTTCGTGATGAGGTCATCATCGTTGATGAGCGAGTAGTTGCTCACCCAGTTCTGCCATCCGGTGTACGAGGAAGAAGCGATATTCCCCGCGCCACTGGTGAAGCCGCTCGGGTCGCCACCGGTGAACTCACCATTGCCGCTGGCGGTGTCATCCTTCTGGACCCAATACGGGATGCCCTTGGGCGTGGTCTTGGCGTCTTCGGCGTCCGAAGGAGCCGACCAGAGGCCAGCCTCAAGAGTGTCCATCGACGCAAGCTGAATGCTGGCGCGACGGGTCTTGAGCAGGTTGAACATCTTGCGTGGGTTGTTCTGCGCGGAAAGAATCTCGCGCACTTCCCATCCGATGTTTTCGGTGAAGTGGCACATGTCATCGGACGCCATCTTGGTAACGTCCTGAATGGCAATGCTATCCTCTTCGCCAAGCTCAGTGTGCCGGCCACCGGGGCCTTGAGACACCAGGACAGGCCAAGTGAACTTGAGGTCCATTTCCTCCTCAGCGGCGTTCTTCGCGAGAAGCTTGCCGGCGAGGTAGTTGGTGTAGGTCTGACAGATCACAGCAATGGAGCCCTGCTGCTTCAGAACGGTGGGATAGGCAGCGCGAACAAAGTCCATCGCTTCCGTATCCGCTGTGCGTGCGGTTGGGCTAAAACCTGGCATTGTTTACTCCTTTCTCAGTATGAACCGAGTCCATGTTCCTTCATGATGCCTGCGAGTTCCGAGACGGCATCGTCATCGCTGGTTGGAAGCTCCCGCGCATTGCTCTTGTTCGGAGAGGTCAACGCAGACCTCGAACGCTTCTTCATCTTCGCAGCGAGTTCCTTGCGGGCAATCTCCTTGGCTTTGTCCGTCGTGTTCAGAGCGAAAGCCTTCTGGAGAAGATCCTTGATCTCAACCATTTTGCCTTGCGCCTGGTATCCGATGTCCATTGCCGCCGCCGTATCCAGAATTTCCTGGCGTAGCTTGTACTCCGAGGAATCCGGCTTCAGGTCGTGTCCCTTGCCCACAAGCGATTGATACTCTTTCGGAACGGAGTCAAAGAACGTCTCAACCTCTTTGATGATTGCCTGCTGATCTTGGGCAGATCCGCTGTCTTGTGCGGCCGGCGCTGTGGAAAGCTTCTCCTGTAGCGCGGCATTCTGTTCGCTGAGCAGCTTCACGGCCTGAACAACGGGCTCATCCTCTTCGTATCCGCTATCCAAGAGCATCTTGACAACATCCCGGCTTCCCTGACCATCAGGGGCTTTATCCTTGCCGGAATCGCTGTCATCTTCCGAAGGCTTCTTCTCGGCGATCTTCCGGCCAAGCTCTGCAACCTTCCGGTCGTAAAGCTTCGCCATGCGATCAACCATCGCCTCCGCATTGTCGCCAAGCTCTTTCAACTCGTCTTCCGAGATGTCAAGCTCAGCGGCTCTTTTCACCAACGCCTCATCCAAGCCGTCATCCTCGGGCTCTTCTTCAGACTCGCCGCCTTTGTCGGATTCGGAATCGTCAACGGGAGTAGTCTCACCGTCTTCCTTCACATCGGCCTCGTCATCGTCCGGGCTCTTTGGCTCATCGGACTCTTCCTTAGCCGGTGCCTCCTCTTCCGCTATGGCTTCAAGCGCATTGGTAAACTCTTCAATCTTTTCGTTGCCTTCATTGTCTGCCATCGTTCGTTACTCCCTGTTAGCTTGTGTAACCACCGTCCAGATCGACCATCTTCCCCCCGTCTTTCGTCGAGATAGCCGCTGCGGCTGCCACCTTCTGCTTTTGTGAGAAGGTTCGGACAGCGCCGTCTGGATCAACGCAAATGTCCGAAAAGCCTGTCGCCTTGCGAAGATACGCTTCTTCTTTTTTTGCCTGGGATGGATGAACGCCCATGGCAAGCGAGCGATGTCCTCTTGCCCATCCCTTGGCCTTTGTGCCAACGCCCTTGGCCGTCTCGGCGAAGTCGTAAGGCGCGAGACCTCCGCAATCGTCACAGATGCGCGGCTCTTCCCTGTGCTCATATTCGCTCACGTTGTCGAATACGTTCCCGCAATCAGGGCATTTGTAGCAATACGTCGGCATCATCCTCCTCCAGTCAGGAACTTCAAAATCTGCTGGTGCCAAATCGCGCCAGTAGCCCCCCCGGAAGCAAGGATCATCATGATTGCAACAATGGTGCTCCTGTTCTTCTGCACTGATGCTTTCAAATCAACCACGGTATCGCATGGGTGTTTATGTCCCTTGATTGCCTCTTCCACCTTCGTGACGCGCTCAATCAGCATGGTGTTGTTCTTCCCGATCTTCTCATGGACCTCAGAGAATTTCTTATCGAGCCATTCAAGGTCTTCGCGTTCAAGTGACATCGCCCATATCCCCCTAACCTACCTGTGCCAGCTTTGACGCAGGCCCGAGACCTTCTTGACCGCCCATAAGCTGCATCATCAAAAGCTGATCGAGCCCACGCTGATTCGTCGCGCTTACGTTTGTGCGAACGTTTTCCCGAACGGTATGGGCAGGCATCCCGCCGCCTTGCGGTGCGCCTCCGGCCTGTTCCATACCTTCCATGCCCGGACCCGCAACAGGCTGCATGCTGAACACACGGTCCAGTTCTTTGAGATTTCCGTACTCGCCAAGGAGCTCGATAATGCCTGCCGCGTCCACGTTGATCCCCTGCTGTTGGAAGAGCGGGGCGAACGGGATGACAACCTGCTGCATCGTCTCCATGAGCTCTTGCCGGTCCTGTGAAGGCGAGCGAGGAAGCATGGAGTATGGCGCGATCTCGAATCCGAAGTCGCGGAAGTCGGCTTCGCGCATCTCTGGCGTGAACAGGCCTGGAATCTCGAACGGAAGGTCAGGGAACCGTTTGCTGATTTTTCTATCTCGAATCGGGTCGGTGTAGTGATACCAACCAAGCTTCTCGATATTGCGCGTGCTGAACTCAACCACCTGGCCGCGCATGTCATCTACACGGACTCCGGCGTTCTGGCTGAGCATCTGGTCTTGCCCGACCGTGCCGGACTGAGGCGCGAGCCCACCGAGGATTTCAAGGTTGCCGGCTGCCATGTTGAATTGCTGAATCAGCCACAGGAGGAAGGCCCAATTCTTCTGATCGACGCCGGCCAGGCTCACTTCCTCAACTCCACCCTTCACATCGGTAAGGATGATCTGGCCATTCTTGGCCATCTGGATCTTTTTGCCGTCCTGTGCTGCTCGTTTCATGACAGCAAGGATGGTTTTCTGATCCTTGGCCTGCTGCGAGAATTTGAGCATCAGCACTTTGATGAGTTTGTGTGCGTCCATCCAATTCATTGATGGGCTGAGCGGGACAAGATTATCCGGAACGCTCATAAAGGAGAGCATTTCATATGGGCCGAACTCAGGCCCATCCCATTCTTGCACTCGAAGGATCTTCCCGCCTGTTCTCGGGATGGAGATAATTACATGATCTCTAGGAATGTAGATCTCGTAGAAGCTGCACCTATCGAATATCACGTTCTGTTCGATGCCATTAGAACGGCTCAGGTACTCTGCTCTGTTCTCATGGTGATCGACAGCGCCATCGCCTGCACTGTCTGGAGAGATTTGGTCAAGGTTCTTGTAAAGGCCGGATTCCTTCATCCATTCCCAATCCCGGCGCACCAAATCGCCCATATATTGGCATGAGTCCCAATCCCTGGCGCTCATATCCATGACCCAATTATCGGGGCTTACTCGTTGGAAAAATGGCGCCATTGGATCGTAGGTGACGCCCTCTATTTCAAGTTCGAGCTCTGAATGGTTGAGGCCTACCTTTGAGATTCCGAATAGCGCCAAAGCGTCTGTAACGACGTTTTGCATAGTGTCGCGGAAGCGAAGTTCCTGCAGGTCTTTGCTGATTGACTCTTGGAATGATCTGGCGATAGGTCGGAGATCAAAGTCACTTGTCTTGACCTTCACCCGGGGCTGCCTTGCTGTGAGCAGGCGGGAGAATGTTGATACTGCCTGCTCGAGCTTGTTAATGAAGATGGGTTGAAGCGAATCGAATGATTGAGAGTAATTCGACCCGCACACTTCGCGCATGACCTCTTTGCGGAAGCGCAGGAACGGCTCCATCGCACGCCGGCTTGCGGTAATCGAGTCTGAAAGCTTTCTTGCGAAATCATCGCTTTCGTACTTTTTCATATGATCTGCCCCTCAAGTGATTCCAGATACGCTTGACGCCGGTATCCGTAAGAGTTGATCGGGTATTCGTCTTCAGGAGATGTGACCGCTTCGTTATCGACCTTATCAACGCCCATTCCGTGCCATGTCAGCGCGGATGAAATCACGCGGTCGCCGTGGTTGCCTTTGGCTCCGCTCGAATCCTCGGTGTTCTTGGTCCCGGAGTGGACGATCTTGCCGTCCTCCAGCACATATTCGAGCACTTCTTCAAGGCTCTCTTCGCAGCGGTGTGTGAATTCCTCGACCTCAATTGCTCTCAGGTACTCGGCCACCAGCGCCACCTTGCTTTCCTCCGTGGTCCAGAAGCCGGGAACGTCCGTCTCGTTCTTTGAGAAGGAGTCTTCCTTGCGCCGGTAGTAGATATTCTGGTATCCGAGCTCCATCACCCGATCGCCAACGGTGCGGCCGTGGTTGTTGGCCTCCCAAATCAGGTATGCGTTGTGGAACCACCGAGACAGGGCCACGCCAACCTCTGCGAACTTCGTGGGCTTCACCCTTGGCGACACAAACTCTGCAACCACGCAGCGGGAGCCCTTGTTCGCCACCGTCCATACGGAGTTGGAAGCGCCGGTGCCGGCCGCCACATCGCCGCCGATGACGTATTCTGCCTTCTCTGGCTTGCCGTCTTCGAGCAGGCCCCAAATCTTGAGCCGGCCGTGTCGGTTGTCCCGGAACGCCACAGGCTTGAACTCTTCGGTATCATAGGCGAGTTCCCCGATATGGAGGGGCGGGAGGCACTTGTCTTGAATCAGACGGTCGATTACGGCCGGGTCTGCGAACTGGCCGGCCGAGGCCATGTAGTCAATATCGAGCTCTTGGGCCACGCGGATACGGCTTCTTCGCCGGCACTCGGAGTCATACCAGGGGCTCCGCAGGCCATTCCATCCGCCGGGCTCCATCACGAACGCATAGTCCGGATTCTTGGCATGCCACTCTTTGTCCAAGATCTCTACGGATGGCGCCCCGGTCTTCTTATCACGGACCACCTTGTAGAGCCCCGGATTCTTCTCCGGGTGTTGGCTCCAGTGGATGGTGATGACCTTCTGGTGTGGATTCTTGCGGATGCGGTAGAACTCGTTGCCGGTGCCTTTTGGTGTGCTCACCAGGATGCGGCAGGGCGTTGTGTCATCGGTCGCAGCCATGACGGCCGCTCCGTGCTCACAGGAGGCGTGTTCATCGAGCATGACGGCCGTTTTGCGGTCGCCACGACCAAAATCGGGGTTGGCGCTCTCCCCAGTGATGGTCGCCCCGTTCAACTGGTTCTCCAGAATGAGCTTCGCCCTCCGGTATGGAGGGCGCAGGTAATCCGGGAGGTTTTCCAGGATGAAATCGAGCTTCCAGAAGAGCGTTTTCTTGTCTCCCGTCTTGTCCACATACTCCTCTTTCCGCGAGCCGGCCAGGAAGTCCGCGCCGTCCACGAAGATGAAGCCATGGGCGAAGACGATCATCGGCATCCAGGTCGCGCCCACATCTCGGGTCTTCTCCATCAGCGCATCGCATTTCTCGCGGTACACCGACAGGTACGTCTCCATGATGGCCTCTTCTTGGTACGGATAGGGGATAAACGGGCGGTACGGCGTGGTGTCGGTGTGGCGGGGGTCGTAGGTCCAGACAAACCCGGCTGTGAAGAAGAGGATATCCCGGGCGCACATCTTCCAGATGTCATTCGCTATCTTCAGGTCCCTCTTCGCCATCGCATTCGTCCGGGTCCTCCAAAGCAAGTTCTCTTTCAGCGTCAGCGGGATCCCCCGATAGTAGGGAGTCAGGTCCGAATATCTTGGCAATAGTGCTGGCCGCGATCCCTGTACCATCGTCCGCCCTGTCTCCCTCTACGTCGATCTGTGTCCGAGTCGGCAGAAGCTTCGCCGCAAACGTCCTGTAAAACTCACTCACGTTGAACCGGTGGCCCTTGCTGTCAGTCTCCCGCACCCACTTCAGAAGCGCCCAAGCGCCAGGACCAGGAGAATCACACTTCTTTACCTCCGACCGGCCAATGGCGCTGAAAACCCACTCAACAGCCTTCCGCATCGGAACATGGTTCTGAGCCCACTCGGGGTCTTCCGGGCCGTCATCCTCCTCTTGTGGGACCAACGGCTCCGGCTCCTTCTCTTTCTCCACCGGGGGCTCAATCTCGTTTATCTTGAACTCCTGAAGCGCCTTCACCGTGGCTGCCGCAGAAGCATCCGTCTTCGTGTTACCAGCAGCTAGGAAGTTCGCCCTAAGCTCATCCCGACGCTTGCAAAAGGCCGTCCACTGCTTCGCCTCCCGCAACTTCTTCTCGGCCAGCGTCCCGCGTATCTTCGGCATTCACATCACCCATCGAGATCCACCCAACAGCGGAGTACCATCCGCACCCAACTCCGGAACATCAGCCTCGTCATCACCAGCCAACGTCGCAGCAGGAATCGACTGCCAATCCGTCGATACCACTCCCGCCCGGCGCAACTCCCGCTGAAGCTCACCAGTGCAACCGCACAACAGGCAAAGCAACACGCCAAGAACCAGCAGGACCTCAATCACAGACTTCA